AAAAAAAAAACGAGCATATCTGCTCGCTAATAAATAAGATCAGTTTTTATGCAAACTGATCTCTAAATCCCTTTACTGGTGCTATTAAACTAGCTTTACTGTTTAAATAAATCATACTAGAAAGTAGCCTCTCTAAGAAAAACTCAATCAGATCTGTAAAAACCCATCCATCCGCTTTGAATAGCGCCTCTAGGTATCTAGGTTTTGAATCACTTTGGATAAATATTGGAGGAAGCCCTTTAGCCTTCAATATCGTGTTTAATAAAGCTCTAGATAACCTACCATTACCATCATTGAATGGATGGATTTTGGTCATAGTATGGTGAATGATCGTTGCCCTTTCAAGAACGTGAGAGAAAGGGAGATGTCCCATTTCTTTATACAGCGCTTCTATGTCTTTATCCAGCAAATACATTTCTTGGTCGACAAGAGAATGATGAACGGTAAGAATATGAGATCCGGTAATTTCATTATCGCTTTTTCTAAACTCACCAATAACATCTTGGTTTGGAGCTAGCTGAAACAGGTTTCTATGCAATTCTCTTATTAAGTAGCGATCAGGCATTTGCTCATTATTAACTAGATACTGGTATACAAAACTGTGTCCAACCGTTTCGACTATTGATTTGTTCTCCCTATAATCCGTATAATACCTGCTTTTATGCTGAAATAATCTCAAATCAGTACAAATTTCAGCAACTTTATTTAGCTCAATTTCAAGACCTTCTATACGATTATCATGATATACCAGCTCGTTTTGGAACCGAAGCCAAAGAGGACTAATATCACTTTGTGGGATGTAACAGTAACTATCAATAATATTGCGAAGGTAGTTCCCACTTAAAGTGTTGAGACTAAGCTCTTCCATCCTTCTTTCCGGCTTAAAGTCATAAAAAAACTCATCACTTGGTTCAAACTCTAAAAGCCTGTTGTGATGCAAGTTCCAGATTACACTTTCGAAACTAGTTCCAAATATATTGCAAAGATACAGAGCGTTTTCTGGAGGAACGAACCCTTTTTGATCCAAAAAACGCTCTGCTTCTTGAATAAAATATTTCCGTGGCATAAGCAACTCTGCAGCAAACTTATTTGCCGTTGCTTCCTTAGGGTCTTTGCTATTGATGGGACTTACACTAGCGTCATCTACGTCATAATCCCGGAGATGATGACATAATTCATGAGCCGCAGTAAACCTTTGACGACCATAGCGTCTATTACTGTTAATCGCAACAAAAGGAACGTATCCTTTTCTGTCAGAGGAATACATTCCTTCAAGGTTTTCTAATTGCATAAATCTATACTGCAGACCAAAATCCTTGAGCATTTTAAAGATATCTATAGGAAATGTTGGATCTGTATCGGCAAAGTATACCTCATGGACTTTTTCAGCAAGCTCCCTGGCGTCGCATCTATAACTGATTTTCCTGAGGCGTACTAGAAGTTCGTTACTCAACGTTCCATTTCATTTGAAAACAACTTTTGGAATGCCAGGAAATCCTCGACCTGTTGCTTGTCGAAGTCAGACAGCTCATTAGCTCTGCGAGTTAACACAAAGGAACTGGTTTTCTCTTCAGTATCAGCGTAAAAATACTTAAGAGGACAACCATATATCTCAGCCATTTTTGCAACTTGATGTTCCTCTGGAATTAACTTTCCTGACTCAATATCTACGAGTTCAGAAAGGGAGAAGGACATCAAATTGGAAACATATTCACGACTAAGATTCAATTCAGTCCGACTTTCACGAAGTCGATCATATAGAAATGTAGGACTAGACACTTGACCCATGAATACATTCCCCCTTTCTTGAACTTATCTTAACCATTTATTTAAGATTAGACAAATGTTATTTTTGACAGTTTTTGTACATCTAATACACTATATGCGATAAATCTCTTGTTCTCTACCACTATTATGTAAAATTTAAAAAAAGCTACAGTATATTCAATACTGTAGCGATATGCCTCATCACTTCATCTTTGGTATCGTAGAAGCAACTGTGGGCCATTCCTACTTGTCTCTGGATATATACGTCTTTTTGCTTATGCCTTGTGAAATAGCTCAACTCAATAATCTGACGTTCTTCGGGTGTAAGAGGAGATAGAGCTAACTCGATCAGCTTAACCTTTTTTCTTTTCTTTTCAAGGTGCTCTTGGTCATCCTGGAGATCGGCAGCGTCGACGGCCAACTTCATGGCTGGATACTTCTTCAGCTCGGTAACCGTCTTGCTATACCATTCTTCTTTTGGAATTTCCTCGAACATGACTAGCTGTTCCACTATGTTATCTCCCCTCGCTTTATGATAGAATGGACTAATCAGAGAGTTTACAGTCCTTTCGCTCATAGCGAGGGGGCTTTTTTTATGTCACTTTCTCATCTTTCAAGTTTATCGATCCTGTCCCATAAATGAGCCATGATAACACCAGATACCATAACCCAAATACCCAGGAGTAAAATCACTGCCATTTCCATTTTCTCATCCCTTTACTGTTCCTCTAATATTCCTCTCAATTTCTCAAGCGGTACGTTCTGGTACACTCCATCTACTTTCTTTTCAAACAGGATCACATTTTCCGGCCGGATCCGTTGCCTATGAAAGGTCTCTCGAAGGTCTTGCTTCGTGCTGGTGGCGAACCAGAGGCGAGATTGGCCAAGGCTGTTCTCAGCCGTTTTGTAGGTCACTCGAACGGATAAGCTCACTGGCGATAAGGGCAATCCTTGTCTTTAGCATTGGAAGCAGCGGGTACCTCCGCTTGCTGCATGGTCTGAAAAACTTCGCACTGCTTAAATTTCTTTTTGGTACAATCGGTGCAGTGGTTCCCTATCGCCAGGGATGCCATATCATAGAGAGCATGTACATCTACTCCAATGGTAGAGGGCATATTCTTATCCGGAGCAAAATGACTTACTGCAACAAACTGAGATTGCCTGGCTAGATTATGAAGCTTCGTCGCTTCCTCTTCCCCAAGAGATTTGGATAGCTCGACTAGCGCCTTTTTCATAAAGGATTTGGACGTCTTAAAATACTTCCAACCTTCTGGACCGAAGATCTCTTTAAATTTGCTTTCCTGCTGAATAAATTCATGGCATATAACTTCAAGAATGAGTAGTGACACCATCCGTTCTTTTGTAGCTCTATTTAGATACACCCGAGCACCCCCGGTCCTTAGGCTGGTCTTCCCTCATGTTGTCTGCTATCATCATTGCGAAGTTGGCCACGTCAGCTGCTTCTTTTATTACTTGAATCGGGTCCCCATTCCCGAACTGAACATCAATCATCGCCTTCATGAGCTCATCCATTTCCTGTTCCATTCGACTAATTAGATAATCTCCATCTGCTTCAGACCAATGAGCTTTATGGTCATTTTCTTGCAGCTTCTTTTCCATCTCTTCAGCAAACCACTCAAGAACTTGTCTCATCTTCTTGCTCCCTTCCTTCTCCCTCACAGTGAGGACACTCTACTGCATGCTTATCAATGCCGCCTGGCACCAATACCCCGCTGCCGTTGCACTCTTTGCAATTCACTTGGAAGCCCCTTTCACCATCTTTAGGTACTTGCTAGCTAGATAAGATATTGCTTCGTAGGAAAGATTCATCTCTTCAGCCATATCTCGGTATGTCATGCCTTTTTTCTTGAATTCCTGATATTTTTCGAGAGTAAATATTTCCCCGGGTGGCACCCCATATTTCACTCTGACCTCATCCAGCGGTAATTGAGATACGACCACTTCTCCATGGGGAATCGTGTCATGCTTAGGAAAACGAACAGGGCCCAAGTGGCTTTTTGGTATATTTGTGCTCATTAGCATCCTCCTTTAGGAAATCCCCTCCCAGGTAAGGGAGAGGACTAGTACTCTATTAAATAGCGCTGTATAGGTCATCGTCGGCTTCAGTAGAGGGTTCCTCTTGTTCCTCATCGATTTGATGTTCTTCCTCCTGCAACTCTTCGTCCATGACTTCTTCAAGTGGTTCTTCTTCTGACTCATCACCTTCAAGGTAGTCATCAATGTTGGTTTGTCCAGCAGGTACTTCAACTTCACCACGGCTATTAAGGGTATATTCCTTGCCCTTATCCTCATCCTTGACGATGATAGCTCTGGCCTTCACGGTGACTTCCACATTGGTTCCAATCATGTCATTCAGGTTAGCGAGCTCTTCACGCTCAATTTCTTCAGCATCAAACTTGATCACCAACTTGGTCTTACCGTTTTTCACATCTGCTACAGTTGCTTCAAAAGTGGACTCCACAATACTCATCTTTCATTCCTCCAATGGGTTAATTTTTATTTATTTTTTTAAGAACCTCGTCCTGAGACTTAATTCGTTCTACCGGTTCATGTTGGTACCGAGCGATCTGGGCAAGTACATAAGCATCAGTGATGTTATTAGACCTACTTTGAAACCCCCACCGCTTGTACACCTCAACAGCAATCATCTCTTTCTTGGCGTTTCCCGCTGCTCCCGTAAACTTTTTAAGGGCTGTCGGGGCGACTAAGTAGAAATGGATTCCCTTTCGCCACAAACCGCAGCGGATAAGCCACCCAATGCCACCAAGCTGAAAACCTCTTTGAGAACCAAAACCAAAATCCTCAATAGCTACCTGGTCGTTAACCGGGTCAATCCTTTGGATGACTTGTTTCATCATCTGGAACATACTTTCAGGCGTATCACACGGATAGCAAATCTCTTCCTTGGCTAATACCTCGCCATCTGGTGCTAGTCTTACAAAACCTGTCTTGGTGGACAGATCCAATCCCACATAGTTCATTGACTTCCCCTTCCCCACATGCCACCTGGCCGCGGATCAATAAATCCTTTCCTGCAGCGGTCTAAGATGAGCACAACCAGTTCGTCAGGATCCCGGTCAAAGTTTTGAGCGATAAGATGAATAGGAATCCCTGTATTCCACATATCATCAACCATTAGGACGTCCTTCTCATCCCATACAAAGTCCATGTCTTCAAGCGCTGTATAGATCATCTTCCTTCGATGTTTGCAGTGATGTTTTTCAGGATGGATAACCACTCTTTTTCCTCCTCTCCTCCGCGCTAAGTTCCACCAGCTGCCGGATCTCCTCTGGCGAATCATTTTGCATATCCTTGACCTCTTTCATGTAGGACACATATTCCGCTTTCGTGATATGGCCGTTTTGTAATCCAATCATCAAGGAACGAACAATCACATCCGCTAATTCCTTTTTTATCCTTGCTTCTTCATCCATCCTAGTCACCTGTCTTTGTCAGGTTTACGAATTTATTAAACTCTTTAAGAAATGCTAACTTAATAGTTCCAGTCGGGCCATTGCGGTGTTTGCCGACGATAAGCTCAGTAATGTTCTTTTCTTCCGTATCTTTGTTGTAATACTCATCTCGGTAAAGGAAGGCTATCAAGTCCGCATCCTGTTCAATCTGACCAGATTCCCGCAAATCTGAAAGCATTGGTCTTTTATCCTGGCGCTGTTCCACCGCTCTGCTAAGCTGGGAAAGAGCAATGATAGGGCAGTTTAAATCCCGGGCCAGTATCTTTAACCCTCTGGAAATCTCACCGATTTCTTGCACCCGATTCTGTCCATTCCCGTCTCCTTCCATCAACTGAAGGTAATCTACAATGACTAGCATGGGCAGGTCTGGATGTTGCTTTCTTTTCGGTATCAATTGGCTTCTCATCTTTTGGATGGTCATTCTAGGATCATCATTGATCTCCAGTGGAAATCGATTGATAACACTCATCGCATAGGTGAATTTTCGCCAATCATCATCTGAGAACATCTTGTTTGGATTTCTCATTTTGCTGGACTCGATGTTACCTACTGAGCAGATCATTCGATTCATCAAGCTCTCCTCTGGCATTTCTAAGGAGAAAATATCAACCATGGTCCCGCAATCTGCAACGTTACTGGCTAGATTAAGAACAAAGGCTGTTTTCCCCATTGATGGTCTGGCTGCCAAGATAATCAGATCTTGATTTTGAATTCCTCCGGTCATTTCGTTGAGGTCGTGATATCCAGTATGTATCCCCGTCAAGTCCCCTCGATCCTGGTTGGCTTTTTCATAAATCCTCATAAGGAGCTCTTTAAGATCGAATTTCCTTTTCTGGCCTACCTCGTCTATTTTGGTAAGAGCCGTAATTCCTCGAGTGATAACGGATAGGTCTTTATCCATCTCCGCCATTTTCAACATCTCGTAGGCGATTTTCTGTGTCCTTCTGAGCTTCCAGGCTTCAATGACCGCATTCTCGTAAGTCCTCCAAGGTTCAATCGATGGGATGGACTGTTCTAGATCTGTCAGGTAGGTAATTTCTCCAATGTCCTTATCCATGAGTTCCAGAGCTACCGTACCAAGATCGACTAATTCCCCTCGCTCATCGATCGTCTTCATCGCTTCAAAGATCGTTTTGTGTGCCGGTCTGTGAAGCTGTTCTTGCGTTAGGTTGACCTCTTTGATTAGTTCCCCTTGTTTTAAAAGGCAGCCAAGGAGGTACTGCTCAGCAGGTATGTTTGTAACAGGATTAATTTCAACCATTTAGCATCTCTCTTATCTCCTCGAGGGCCTTCTGAGCAACCTCAGGGGTAGCTGCATTCTTTCTCCATTCGTCGATCTTCGTAAGAAAACTTTCTTCCTCTTTTGGCGCATGATCCATGATTTCTGAAGGTGTAGGGATAAATCTTTCATTCTGGATATGTCTCTTAAGGTTTGCTCTCACTTTTTCATAATCCTGATGCTCTAGGATGTCCGTCCAATCTTCTAACTTGTCCTCTGAAACTTTGAAATTAGGATAAGCATTAGCCATTAGGGAAAATAGTTTTAACACTTGATTTTTAGTCATCTCACTCACCCTGATATTTTTTCTTTAGTTCATCCAAAGCTGATATGTTATTTCGTGGAGTGTAGCTGGGTTTTTGTTGCTTTCTTGCTTCAAACGCTTGGATATGAGCTTCAACATCGCTTAAGTTTTTTAAGGCTGCGTTGTTCCAATCTCGAAGAATCGAATCAACATACTTCCATCTTCTTGAGTTTCTGAGTAACGCCTCTTTCATTGCTCGGATGATAATTATTTCAGGCTCATCGAAAAAGTTACCGTCAAACCAGTAATTTATTTCATCTGCGATATATGGCGATAAGGTCCCAAATCCATTCGTTTCGTAAAAGACAAATGGATTGTGATTTTCCTCTTCTTCTTTATATTTAATATTGTTTTTAATAATGTATTTAGACCCCTCTTGAGCCTTAGAGCCGCAAGGGTTTACGGGACCCTCGAGTTCCCTTTTTGGTAACTCATGAATTACCTTTTTGGTAACTGTAGAGTTACCTTTTTGGTAACTTTCGTCTGTTAAAGTTACTGTTTTGGTAACTGGAAAGTTACTGTTTTGGTAACTCTTTTTACCGATATTTTTGTGAATCAGACTCTTGAATTCTTCCTCATTCCACCCTTTAACTGGACTAACTTGCCAGACCTCATAGTCCTTATTGAAGGTAAAAGTCATCTCCTCTTTGTTCCAAAAAATGACTTTGCACTGTTCTAAAAACACCAACTCAGTTCTAATGTGAGTCCTACCTACTCCACATAGTTCAAAATCCTTTAACTGCGGAATATATGCGTATTTACTCTGACAGCCATAGGAAAGGCGAAGGATAAGATTAAGGATCGCTGTCTGTCGTTTTGAAAAGTCCCTGCGGATAACTTCATCCCATATTTCGTTCGATATCTTGATAAAACCATTCTCTATTTGTGGGTTTGCCACCTCACCACCCTCCTTTTAGGGATAGGGTTTAGCCGGATCGGCTCCGGGGCCTAGCTCAGACATTATGTAGCGGAATTAGATCGCATCATAAATGCTGTCAGCATCTTTTGTTAGGTCTCCAGTTGGTTGTTGCTCTTCTAACTTCTTAGTCTCAAATTCTAGCAATTTGGACAACCCTACTAAATCCTGAAGAGTAAGCTCATCAACCTTTTTTCCTGGGACCTTCTCCTTGATGAAATTCGTTACATCACTTTTCTTCCATCCAAGCAGGTCCGTTTGACCTTTTATCTTGGCCCATTGACGTTCCATCTCTTCAGTCTTATCAACGCTACTATCTGCGCCTGTGACGATGACTTGAGGCTGAGGAGTAATGTCACCCATATCAACCCTTTGACGTTCGCTATAGGACCCAACCTTATCTAAAGCTCCTTGTTGAGGAGATCCCTCGTCATCCAGCTCTAACTCAATTCCAAACTGAAGTTTGCAAGCCCGCTTGATAGCATGCTTTTGAATCATATCCTCGAAGTTATTCGTCCACATTGCTTTGTTAAAGCCAGTCTTGTAGTTTTCCACTTGATCTGAGGTAATGAGAACCAAGACATTGGGGAATCCTTTTCTCTTAGCAATACAGTAGGAACCAACAGTCTGTCCACGGACCATACTCTTAACCTTATGAACGACAGTCCCCTCCGCAATATCAGCCTCAAATTCATCATTCTCTTTTACTACCGCGGCAACGATACCATCAAAGTCTTCGCGTCTTCTGGCGATCGCTTGAACCCCTTCAGCGCTGATCTGAATCGTTGGTTTACCACCCATCTTGATAAAGTAAATCTGATTGGTGAACGGATTAAGCTGAGCGTGATTACAGACCTCTACAAACATTTGGAACTCTTCATTTGTGGCATCCTTGGCGATCGTCGCTTTCAAGGTAGCCAACTGCTTTTCGTTAAACATGGTGACAGCTTGACCTGCTATGCTTGTAGTTGGTAGATTACTCATTACCTTCACTCACTCTCTCAAATGATTTTGCTGTTATTTCAAACGGTGTATTAGCCACCCTGGCTAGGATCAGCTGTCCTAATGGCTGAGTAAATCCTCTGTCGTCAATGGACTCGCTATTGTCCACGAATACCGGAAGAACCAAATCAGCCTGTCTCATGAACACCTCTGATATCTCTAAGCCAGCGCGGATCTGCTCCGCTTTGGATAGATCCCGGTAAGCTACCCCACCACGCTCAACCACAAAGTCGATTTTCTCTTCACCGTTCTTCTGCATGGTGGTCAATCTAATGTCCAAGGTAGAGAATACTTCTTTCAGCTTGGCAGCCATTAACTCAGCGCGCTTAGCTCGGAAGATCTTAATCGAGTCTGTAATTCCTAGAGAGATATTTCGTTCCTTCCGGACCGTCTCAGCATCTGCCTTCGCTTTCTCCCATTGATCGAAGAGCTTGAACTTGCTCTCTGCTAAGGACTGCTGTTCGATAAGCCGGTTAATCTCTTCTGATACTTCAGCTGGATTCTGTGGAGCTGGAGGAACAACAAAGGTGTCATGCTGTTCTTTGATGGCCAGGTTCTTTGCCTTTTGCTCGAGCAATCGATTTTTTCTATCGATGAGATCTTGCTCGTGCTTGCCTATCAACTCCAGCCGCTGCTCATCATTCAAAGGGTTCCCACAGTGATTGCATGTAGTGTCTATCTGCTCAAGCTTAAGTTTGTTGTAGACTTCCAGGTCAGCTTTGAAACGTTCAGTCCGAGTATCGTAATCATGGAGCAAGAAATCCTTTTGCTTAATCGCCCGGGTATGTTCATCCATGAGTGTCTGGTAGTTCTGGATCACCGCTCGCTTCTTCTTGATCTCTTGAATGATTTCCTCCAGATTAAGACCTGCGCTTTTCTTCTCCGCTTCGTCCAGCTGCTCTTGAAGGGTCTTCACCCGAGCCTGGGAGGCAATGAGCTCCTTATCCTTTTTGTTATAGGTGTCTCGATGAATCTTCTCGAGATCATCTAGGCTATGCTTCTTGAGTAAGGGCTCCAGAACGGTTTGATCAACCTTTGTCATGGTTGCAAGGACTTCAGCATTGGTTGGCTCTGTTACGTACTGGAGAAGCTGCTTCCGCTGATCCTCCCACTTCTGAGAGCAGAAGAAGGTTGGGTTGAAGATGGAAAGGAAAAGCTCTTTACTCTTGAAGATCTCCTCAACCAGATCCTTGAACTTAGTAGCTGATTCAGGCACTTCATTGATATAGTACTTGGCTTTCATCTTGGCTAGCTCCCTTTTGAGGAGTAGATCCTGCCCATCAGCTGAAAGAAGAAGCTCAGCCGATACGATTTCAGCCTCCCGAGTAGTAGGAGTAGGATCAAATTTACTGGAAGCACTCAAGTCGATTCCATAGAACAGCCAAGTGACTGCTTCCCCGATGGATGTCTTCCCAGCTCCGTTCTGCCCTGAGAAAGTAGTCATGTCACCGAAATCAAACTCCGCATACTGATGGTCTTTGAAGTTCTCCAGGGTCATCCTTTTGAAAAAAACTTGCATATTCACACCACTTTCTGTATTTGATTGTCAAAGATCGTGTATACTAGGGTTAAGTAATTTTGGGAGAGGTTATTACACCTCCGCTAGGGCTCCGGGTGCCACCGGGGCCTTTTCCGTTTCAATTGGTAAATAACTTGTCGGGACAATGTCCACTTTGCAACCAATCTTCTCTAGGGCTTTGAAGGCTCCGAATTTCTTCAGGATGTCAAAGCATCCTTCACCAAATTGTTCAAGCGTAGGATTTTGCATAGCCAGGCTAATCATCTGCTGGATAGCCTCTTCTCGATCTGCTTTTTTCATATGTATCACCTCACATTCTTGGTGCCCTATTGGTGCCACCTCAAGAGCCATGGTCATCGAAGGAAGGAGTGGAGGAAAAACCTTCTCTCATGGCCCTTGAGGTAAAACCAAATTGCTTTGGATTTTACCGTTTGTTATACTTAACTTGTCTGATGTTGAGTTGTAAGGGATGGCCGTTGCTATTGACCGATAGCAGCGGCTTCTTCATTTATGTACCCCTCGTAATCTACTAATCTAGTCTCATAATCTAGCGCAGCTTTAGGGTCACGTGCTGCCAAAGCCTCCATTTCTTGCTCCTGTGTTGCTTTCAATACTTCCGCTAATTTTTGATTCCAATTCATGTTTTACCCCTCCAAATTTGTTTTTTCAGCTAATGTGAAAATCGTTGTAATTGCTAAACCTAAGAAACCGTCTAATACAAAACCATTTGCCCAAGCAATCCCTGATAAAGTCGCAACCAGTAAACAGAGTACTCGCAGCATCATCCCTGTATTCCGCTTACCAGCTGGAGCATGCATTTTCGATGCTCACTTTTAATTTGAAATAACTTCTGCTCCAGGTTCGCTATGTTATCCTCAGCAGTTTGAGCCTTTCGAATGGTATCCCAATTCCAATTGATTTCTGACTGTAGCTTAACCATTTCATCTTCTAGGCAACGGGTATGTGCCATCAACTGCGTTTTACTCATTGACTTCATGTTGTTTCCCCTCTCGCAATCTCTTAATCTAGTGTTTGCCTTTCGACCAAATCTCCCCGAACACAGCACTTTCGACGGAAGGAATCGACAAACTTTGGGTAAAAAATTGCTACTCACTTTTGTGAGTAGTTAAGATTGTCTTTGCTCTTCTTTCCATTGCTCGAATCCTTCCAGGACCCAGACAGCCTCATTAAGTTTTTGCTTAGGAGATTTGTAGAGCCTTGAGTCACTCGTAAGGATGCTTTCCATTATTCCTAGCACAAATGGGTAAGCATCAAAATTCCAATCACCCTTGTGCTTGGCTTTATATTCGTCTAACCACCCCTTAACCTTTTCAATGCGTTCATCTCTCGTAAACATGCATTCACCTCGCTTCCTTCTGACGATATTCATCTATTGCTTTATTCACTGCTCTCAGAGCTTCCTCAGTCCTTCGGATCGCATTGGTAGTTACGAAATAGGGTGATGAATCCGGAAAGTGCTTGATAGGTTGAAACTCATTTTGCAATTTCCTCAGATGCTCTTGAACGATAATCTGAATGTGCTGCAGTTGGTATAGGTTCATACAATGTCTCCTAGTCTAATTGGTTAATGTAATAAATCGCTAAGGATAGTGCATCAAGAAACCCCTGGTTATAGGCTGCCTTCTCCTCGTCTTCGATCACTCGTCTGGGTGGGAAACCCTCGGCAAGAACTTCTTTACCTACCTGTGATAGCTTCTCTACCACTTCCCCAGGGGTGAAATCTTGTAACTTTGGTGGTGTATTCATGGTCATCACCTTCCTGAATAGGATTAACTAACCACACTTTTTGCCTTTTCCTCTTTTCGAGATTCCATCCAACGAATGAAATCCTGCTTATCTACTCTTTTGGAGTTCCCTACATCGAAGTTACGGATCCCTCCAGCTGCTTCACTCATTTGAAAGAGTTCATAAACCCTACGACGAGAGATATGTAGGTAAGAGGCAATATGTTGAGCGGTTAGAACCTCGGGTAAATCACCAAGTCCCATTTAAATGCTGACCCCCTCTCATTACTTGTTGGAAAAAAGCAGATACTAACTACGCAGTTGATGATTCCAAATCGCACGTATTGTTGTTTTCATCATCAAAAAAAATATCATCAACGGTAGTTTGGAGTGCATCGGCTATTGCTTTTGCTGTATTAAGTTCTGGAGTTCTTGCACCAGTCTCATACATCCCGTAAGCACTAGTTGTACAACCGATAGCTTCTGCAACGTCTTTCTGTAATAATCCAAGTTGTTTTCGTCGCTCAATTAGTCGGTTACGTTTATTCACTTATCTCACCTCACACAACACTTTGTGTTATTTGTATTCCCATATTAAAACAACAATATGTGTTATGTCAATAACTTTTACAACAATTTGTTTTATTAATTCTCACACAGTGTTGTTTGTGGTATTCTATCTACAACGTTGTGTTGTATATAGGAGGTGACACCATGTCGATCGTTGGGAAAAAAATACGTTCTGAGAGAAGTAAACGGAAGTGGAAACAAGAAGAGGTTGGCAATTTTCTCGGAGTTTCAGGCAGTGCCATCGGAATGTATGAGCGTGGGGAAAGAAGCCCTGATAACGAGATGTTAAAAAAATTTGCAGACCTATTCGAAGTGTCCATCGATTACTTGTTGGGAAGAACCAATGATCCGACGCCTCCTCAAGACGGTGATGAACCACCTCTATCACCAAAAGAAGAGCAGGAATGGTTAAACATCGCTAAGGAACTCAGCAAAGATGAATCCATGTTCTTTTATCAATTCCATAAGGCTCCTAACAAGAAAAAGCGCCAGCTCATAAAATACTGGGAACACATCTTGATGGATGACGAGGATGAATAGCACAGCCCAATCGGGCTTTTTATTTCAGATAAAAACAGAACAAATGTTCTATTTTAGAGGAGAGAGAACTTAGGATATGAAGGACTATCAACTTCAATCAGTGGATTGCGCTATTAAATTACTGTTAGATCAAGCTGGCTTTGACCGTCCTGAAAGAATTAACTTAGAAACTTTATGTGGTTTCTTAGGCATTAAATTCAAATACACTCCTGCGTCCTTCTCTTTAACAAGGACTAAAAATGGGGAAACTAAAATCTTCGTCGCTAAAGATACAGATTATTTCGAGCAACGAAAGCAATTCGCTCATGAAATTGGTCACACTCTTAGGCATGGTGGTGTCCAGCTGGCAGCAACAAAGGAATATGAAGAGTACCTGGATCATCAAGCAGACAATTTTGCTGAACGCTTATTAGTACCTACCCATCTATTGGCTCAATTAGACTTTCCTGACGACATGAATGCAGCAGTGGGAATCGTTGCAGAAATATTTGATGTGGATCTAGATCTAGCCAAAAAGAGACTAAGGGAGTACCTTGATAATCTCTTTGTATATGAAGCTGATGAGAAACTTCACGAGGTTTTGTATAAACGTTTCCTGTATCAATACATGGGGTATTACTGGCGGCACGATCCGCAAGATTCAAATATTGTCTATCTTTACTGCCGTGGTAAGGGATTCGTCAGAAAATTATATATAGAGGGGTGTTATTCATAATGTTGCCGTTAATTAGGATGCCAGTCTGGGAATCAGTATCTGCTGAAGGGCTTGACCCTGTTGATCAATTCCCTTTGGATATTTGGTTTGAGTTTAGTTTCGCAATCGAGGTGACTGATGATGGATTCGAAGAGATCGGGATAGAACCAGGCGATATACTCCTTTTTAGAGAATGTTCCTGGCCAGATCGTAACGGAGAAATTGTGCTTGCAGCTTATGAAGGCGAAGACTTCTATCTTAGGGTGCTCGAGCAAATTGATACTTATGGGCCCGTCATTTACCTACGAGGAACCGGAGACGTACCCCTGATAAAAACAACCAAAGACAGCATCATAGTAAAAGGAACTGCCCATTACTTTTTTCAAAGAAGCAGCAGTGAAATTAAGAAGGTAAACACTGAAGCTGCCCTTCCCTTTTAACATCTGGAGGTGACATCATGAAAGGATATTTTCGTAAACGTGGCGATAAGTGGTCCTTTACCATTGATATAGGTATAGACCCCAAGACCGGTAAAAGAAAACAGAAAACGAGTAGTGGATTTAAAACAAAAAAAGAAGCCCAAGCAGCTGCTGCAGCTCTCCAGCATGAATTATCCTCAGGTACCCATATTGATGAAACGGATATGATGTTCAAGGATTTTGCTGAGGAATGGCTATCTCTTTATGAAAAAACCGAGAACGTCAAAGAAAGTACAATTCGGGTACGGAAACATGAAATTAAACGCCTGCTGGATTACTTTGCTCACATTCGTATAAAAGACGTAACCAAGAGAATGTACCAGGAAGCATTAAATGGGCTTAAGGATCGGGGCTATGCAGATAACACGGTCGATGGGGCTCACAGCACAGGTCGAATGATATTTAAGAAAGCAGTTGAGTTGGACCTGATCAAGACAGATCCGACTGAATTTGCTAAGGTGCCAAAGACTAAGAAGACAGTCGAGGAACTCGAACAGGAAGTTGAGGATGAAAAATACTTGGAGAAAGAAGAGTTGGCAATTTTCCTCAGAACTGCAAGGGAGAAAGGATTGGATCGGGATTACCCCATCTTCATGTTATTATCCTATACCGGAATGAGAGCTGGAGAATTATGTGCTCTGAAGTGGAAAGACATCAACTTTAAGGAAGGAACCATAAGCATCACTAAAACGTACTACAACCCAACAAACAACACCAAAAAATATAAGCTCCTACCGCCTAAGACTGTCAACTCTAAGCGTACTATTGATATTGATCCTGTGGTCTTGGCGGAACTAGAAACCCACAAGGCCAGACAAAATAAAATTAGAATGAGGCACCGGGATACCTATTATGACCATGATTTTGTCATAGCCAAAGAAAGTAGATATCCTGGATATCCAGAGTTCATCAAGACGATTGAAAACCGCATGAGCCGCCTGTTAAAGCTTGCAGGATTAAATGAAGAGCTTACCCCTCACTCTCTTAGGCATACCCATACTTCGTTGCTTGCAGAAGCTGGAGTGGGCTTGCAAGAGATTATGGATAGGTTAGGTCATAAAGATGATGACACGACAAAGAACGTTTATCTCCATGTTACTAAGACCATGAAAAAAGAGGCCGCCCACAAGTTCGGTGAACTCATGAGAAGCCTCTAATTTTTTTATTCCTCATTGTGGTCAAAATGTGGTCAAACCAACATTTTGATTTCAAAAACCCCTATATATCAAGGGATTTCTGGGCTGACTACATCATGCCGCCCAT